CCATCCAGACTATTGATGATGGACTTCACCTGAAGATCAATCACTCAAATCATGGTATGTACTTCCCTGACAATAGAGTTATCATTTCTGGAGTTGCTCCTGATATCAAACCAACAAAACTGAGTGCATCGTATTCTTCAGACTCTACTGGTGGTCTTTCTGTTGATAGTTCTGCTAACTTTACGTCATTTGAAAACGTTGGTGTTGGAACAACTAACACTGGATATCTCCTTATTGGTGAAGAGGTAATTGAATATAGTTCAGTTACTGGTAATACGATTGGTGGTAACATTGTAAGAGGTGATAATCCAATTACATATCCTGCTGGAACTCCAGTATTTAAATATGAACTTGGTGGAGTCAACTTGAAGAGAATCAATAAGACTCATAATCTGACTGAAGTTTCTATTGGAAATTCTATCACGTTTGATTCTTATAACATTAAATTAGATATGTCAGAGAAATTTAACTCTGACAATGATGACAGAAGTAATGATGTTGGTTATCCAAAACTTTATGTTGGTGCTACTAAGTCTGCTGGTGGAACTAAGATTAAGGCAACTCAAAACATGCCTTTTGAAATTATCACACCAATTGTTCAAAACGTCACCACAAGAGGAACTTCTATTAGTGCTGAGGTAAGAACAGTCACTGGACAAAGCATCAGTGGTGGTGAAATTCCATACATAGATGTCGGATTTGAACCACTAGTTATTAACACTCCAAACTATTTGAACACCACCAGATTGATATGCTCTAAGGTCAATGAAGATGCAAAATTAACGAATATTGAAGGTTCTAAATCACTTCAAATGAGACTCAATATGGTAACAACTGATTCTCGTGTTTCACCAGTCATTGATGGACAAAGGGTTAGCACTATTCTTTCTTCAAATAGAGTGAACAGTGTAATTACTGATTTTGCAAATGATTCAAGAGTAAATGGAATTCTTACCGACCCAAGTGCTTGTCAGTATATTTCTAAAGAAATTGGACTAGAAAATCCAGCAACTTCATTGAAGGTTATTCTTGATGCTCATATTAATAATTACTCTGATATAAGAGTATTCTATGCAATTAGTGACAAACCTGGATTCAATCCAATCTTCGTTCCTTTCCCAGGATATGCTAATCTGAACTCTAGAGGTCAGATTATTGATGTTGCTAATAGTGATGGACAATCAGATTCTCTCGTTTCCAAGACTCAAACATTTGGATTTAATAGTGGATCCATAGAGTTTAAAGAACATACTTTTAGTATGGATAATCTTCCATCATTCAAAGCTTATAGAATCAAGATTGTACTCACAGGAACAATGCAAACATATGTCCCAAGAGTAAGAGATCTTAGAGTTCTGGCACTGGCATGATGCAAAAAGTAAAAGACTACGTGGATCTCAGGAGAGATCCACACACTGGAGCAATACTGAATATGAATTCTTTAGATCATGAAAAATACGTTGCAAGACGTGAAGTGAAATCCAAAGAGAATCAAAAAGTACAGTCAATTGAAGATGAAGTTGCTAACATGAAGGATGATATCAACGAAATCAAATCATTATTAAAGGAGTTAATCAATGGATCCAAATGAAATTAACTTAGATAATCTATCTAAAAGTTTTGAATACACCAAGTTGGCAAGTGAGATAGATAGTTGTAGAGATGTTGATCAACTTAGAAATATTGCGAAGTGTTTTTGTAAACTTTATTATAAGCAGCAAGAAACAATGTCATCTATAGGAATTCCAAATGGCAACTAAAAACGTAACTTTTGATCCTGATTCTGGAGTTCCGTATGGAGCAAATTTGAGTATCTATGGTGGAACTGATTTTTCAACTACTTTTAATGTAAAGACAACATCAAATGCAGCATTTGATTTGACGGGATATTCTGGTGCTGGTGCTTTAGCAAAAAGTGTTGCTGTTGGTGCTACCTTAGGTGCCACAGATACTTTTACTGTTGGATTTACAAGTGCATATGATGGAAAATTAAAAATATCTCTTACAGACACTGAAACAAATAATTTGACTGAAGGTAGATATGTTTATGATGTTCTTGTAACGATTGGATCATCAACGTATCCTTTAGTTCGTGGAAACGTAAATGTTTTCAATACCATTTCATCTTGAACCTAAATACAATTAAGGAACTAGTGTATACATGGCTCAACCAGCAAGTAGGTCGGACCTAATAAACTATTGTAAAAGACAACTGGGAGCACCAGTTTTAGAAATCAACGTTGCTGATGAGCAAATTGATGACTTAATAGATGATGCACTGCAATATTTTCATGAGAGACACTTTGATGGTGTAACTCAAACACTTTTGAAGTATAAGATAACTGAAGCAGATATTAATAGAGGAAGAACAAGAGGTAATAATAAAGCAGTTGGAATCGTAACTACAACTGCAGATGCTACAATTGATGGATCTACAGTAACTTTTTCGTTTGAAGAAAATAGTAATTATCTTCAAGTGCCACCAGAAGTTATTGGAATAACAAAGATCTTTAAATATGATGGGTCACAGACTGTGACTAACAACATGTTTAGTGTAAAATATCAAATGTTTTTGAACGACATTTATTATTTCGGTTCCACTGAACTGTTGACATATGCCATGACTAAAAGATATTTGGAAGATATGGATTTTCTTTTGAATACTCAAAAGCAAATAAGATTTAATCAAAGACAGAATAGATTGTACCTTGATGTTGATTGGGGTGATGTTACTCAAGATGACTATTTGATTATTGATTGTTATAGATTACTAAACCCAAATGATTACACAAGAGTTTGGAACGACTCTTTCTTAAAGAGATATGTAACTCAACTAATTAAACGTCAGTGGGGGCAAAATCTCATGAAGTTCCAGGGAGTAAAACTTCCTGGTGGAGTTGAACTTAATGGTAGACAAATTTACGATGACGCACAAAAAGAACTTGATGCTATCAGGGAGGTAATGTCCAATACTTACGAACTTCCTCCTATGGACATGATCGGTTAAAATTATGCTTAATCCATATTTTCAGCAAGGATCAAGGTCTGAACAAAATTTAATTCAAGACCTAATCAACGAACAGTTGAAGATGTATGGTGTTGAAATACACTATCTTCCTAGAAAATATTTGTCAGAGAAGACTGTTCTCAAAGAAGTTATTCAATCTAAATTTGATGATGCATATCCAATTGAAGCTTATGTAGAAAACTACGAAGGATATGGAGACAATAACACAATATTGTCAAAGTTTGGAATACAAGCAACGAATGAAATAACTCTTATTATTTCAAAGGAAAGATTTGAAACTTATATTTCTCCTTTGATTAAGAATGAGGAGAACATTAAACTTTCAACTAGACCAAAGGAAGGTGATCTTCTTTATTTTCCTCTTGGCGATAGACTTTTTGAAATTAAATTTGTTGAGGTAGATAAACCATTTTATCAGTTACAAAAAACCTATGTTTATGAATTAAGATGCGAACTCTATCGTGTCGGTGATGAAGTTATTGATACCGGTATCGAAGAGATTGATGATGTTCTCACTGGTGGAGAGTCTGATGGACAGTCTGAAGATGGAATCTCTACACTTGTCGGACACTCACAAACTCTTACTCTAATTGGAACAGGATCAACTGCTACTGCAACTAGTGGAATAGTTAATGGTGGTATTAGGTTTATTGCAGTAACAAACAGAGGTGGTGGATATCTTACTCCACCTAGGGTAGCAATATCTTCTGCTCCAGATGGAGGAGTTACTGGTATTGCGACTGCATCAATGATTGGTGGAATTATTTTAAACAATCAAAATGCAAATCCAAAAGCACAATCTGTTCAGCAAGTTCAAATTTTAAATTCTGGTAGTGGATATACTAATTTACCTGGTGTTAAATTTATTTCTAACACTGGATCTGGGGCAATTGCAACAGTAGGAATTTCAACAACAGGTGGTGTTGGTATAGTAACTTTAACCACACCTGGTGCTGGATACGCAACCTCACCAACAGTGACATTCTCTGCACCAAAACATGTTGGAGCTGCTGCAACTGCAACCTTAGACTCTCCTATTGTTGGTGGTGGTGTTAGTGTTGTATCTGCAACTATAAGTATCGGTGCTTCGGCATTCTTGTTCCCAGGAGGAACAACGGGTGGAGTATTCTATAGAACAGCACCAACAGTTACTTTTGCATTACCTACGGGCACAGGAAATGCTTCAGAAGCAACCGCAACTTTGGATGAATTAGCACAAACTGGAGGAACTGTAGAAACTCTTGCAATTACTACCGGAGGTAAATTCTACACTAGTGCTCCAACAGTAACTATTTCTCATCCTGGAACAAGCACAGCTGCAGCAACAGTCGGACTTGCCGGAAGCAGTATTGATTCAAGTTCTGTGGCATTTTCAACAACGGGTAGAGCATATACAACAGCACCTACAGTTACGATAGGAACTGGAATTGGAACAGTAACTCCTCTTGTAACAGCAGTTGGTATTGCAACTATTGATCCTATAACAGGTATCGTCACTGCTGTTGGATTTAACAGCACTACAGATTCTTGGTGTGTTGGAACTGGAGCAACAATTGGATTAGGATATACGGTAACTCCAACGATATCTTTCACTGGAAATCCATCACCTGTTCAAGCAACTGCTACTGTCACTGTTTCAGCTGCCGGAACAGTCAATACAATTAGTATTGGCAATAGTGGATTCGGTTATCTCACCGCACCAACAGTTAGTATTGCAAGTCCTGGTGGAGCAGATGAAAACTTTAGAGCACTTGGATTTGCAACCTTTAGATCCACTTCAATTAAAACAGAGGGCACAGTTGGTATTGGATCTAGTGTCATTACAGGTATTACTACCACAAATATTATCGTTGGGGATAGAGTAAGACTTGGTGTTGGTTATAGTGATTCCTATAACTTTATTCCAGCAGAAACTTTTGTTTCTTCTATTGGATCTGGAACATTAACAATGTCTGCTTCTGCTACTAATGTTGGTATAGCAACTTCTGTATTTGAATTTGGTAGACCAAACTGTGGTGTTGTTACAGGTATCGCAGTCACATTTGGTGGTGGTGGATATTTAACACCACCAGTAGTATCAATATCTAATACCGTTGGAGATAAAAACTATACTGATTTCCCAGGTATATCAACAGCAACTGGTATATCAACTGTAAGTTCTGCTGGAACCATTAGTCACATCAATATTTTAAATGCTGGATTTGGATATGTAATCGAACCAGAAGTCACGATTTCTGATCCAAATCTTAATTCCTCTGGAGATTTTGTATTCAATGAAATTGTAACTGGATCTTCTAGTGGAACCACAGCAAGAGTTAAAGTTTGGAACTCTACTGCCAGCATTCTTGAAGTCTATAATGTAGATGGAACATTCACTTTAGGTGAGAATATTGTTGGATCAACATCTGGTGCAACTCATGGATTGAGAAAGGTAGATCTGGATCCAGAGGATGATGGATTTGCGGATAACTTGGACATAGAAACAGAAGCAGATTCTATTCTTGATTTCTCCGAACAGAATCCATTTGGCATTCCCTAAATAGTTCTTATTATACCAAATAATATCTTAGGGATTCGGAAATGTTTGAATACTTTTATAACGAGATATTGAGAAGAACCATCATATCATTTGGTACTCTCTTTAACTCTATTACCATTAAGCAAACAAATTCTTCAGACAATGTTGTGTCTGTTGTTAGAGTCCCTTTGGCTTATGGACCAACGCAAAAGTTTTTAGCAAGACTTGAGCAGTCACCAGATTTAAGCAAATCAACAGCAATGACATTGCCAAGAATGTCATTCGAGTTTACTGGATTGACTTATGATTCAACTAGAAAAGTAAGCACAACTCAACAGTACACTGTCAAGGATCCAGATAACGGATCTGAATCCAAAAAGGTTTTCATGCCAGTTCCTTACAATATGCAGTTTGAACTGAGCATCATGACTAAATTGAATGATGATGCTCTTCAAATCGTGGAGCAAATTTTGCCATACTTTCAACCTGCATACAATTTAAGTGTAGAGTTGGTTGAGTCAATTCAAGAAAAACGTGATATTCCTATTATATTGGAAAATATCACAATGCAAGATGATTATGAAGGTGATTACACAACAAGAAGAGTTCTTCTTTATACTCTAAGATTTACAGCAAAAACATATCTATTTGGTCCTGTTACAACTGCAACCAAAGATATCATCAAAAAAGCAACTGTTGGATATCTTTCTGGCACAGATACCACCAATACGACAAGAGAAATTACATACTCTGTTGTACCAAGAGCAGTCAAAAATTACACAGGTGATGCTGCAACCACACTTTCTGTGGACATCTCCAAAACTACAAAAACTTTTGAAGTCGAAGATGCAAGCGGTTTGACTGCTAAGACTTACATTGATGTTGATGGTGAAGAACTCTTTATCAAGTCTATCTCAGATAACAAACTCACTGTTCTTAGAGGTCAAGATGGATCTACAGTTGCAGAGCATGTCAGAGGAGCACCTGTTCATATTATCAATGCTGCGGATAATGCATTGATCGAAGAAGGAGACGACTTCGGATTTAGTGGTACGATTTCATAAAAATGAGTAGTAAATTTGACACTTTAAATGACGAGTTCAATGTCGCAGGAGACATTGTACAACCTGAGGTCGTGAATGAAAAAATTCAAAAAATAAAAGAAACCTCTGACGATATCAAAAAAGACTATGATTACACCAGAGGAAATCTCTACAGTATTATTGAAAAAGGTCAAGAAGCAATTAATGGTATTCTTGAACTAGCACAAGAAAGTGAGATGCCAAGAGCATATGAAGTTGCTGGTCAACTAATTAAAAATGTTGCCGATGCAACTGACAAGTTAATGGACTTGCAGAAGAAACTTAAAGATGTTGAAGAAGAAAAGCAATCTCGTGGTCCATCTAACGTGACTAATGCTCTATTTGTTGGTTCAACTGCAGAATTAGCAAAACTTCTAAAGAGTGAGCGTAAAGAAAACAA